TCGCGCCACGCAAGCCGCCTTCGGGCGGCTTGTTCGTTTTCCGTCGCCATAATTCCCGGCCATGTCGCGCAACGTCGAGAACAGCATTGCCGAGCTTAAGGAGCTGGCGAAGACGCACCGCCGTGTGCTCGTCGGCTTCTCGGGCGGCAAGGACAGTCTGTGTGTGCTCGACCTGGCGGCCCGCTTCTTCAACGAGGTCGTGCCCTTCTGCATGCACCTCGTGCCGGGCCTGCAATACGACGCCGACCGGCTGCGCATTGCCGAGGAGCGCTACGGGCTGAAGGTGTTGACGTTCCCGCACTTCATCTTCTGGAACTACCTGCGCGAGGAACAGTACGTCGATCCCATCCCCGGCTTTGAGCACCTGGAGGAGATTCGGCCCTGGCCGTACTACCGCTGGGTGATGCACGAGACCAAGTGCACCCTGATGCTGGACGGCATGAAGAAGTCCGATGGCACGTTTCGCCGCCGCAAGTTCGCCAGCGAGGGCGAGGAGGAGCGCCGCATGCGCCACCGCCCGCTGAAGAACTGGCTGAAGTGGGAGGTCCTGAACTACTGCAAAGCCCAGGACCTGCCGATCCCCAAGCAGGACAACAGCACGGCAGCGGGCAACAGTGGCGTGTCGCTCCAGGTGCAGGAAGTTCTCTGGATGCACGACAACGCGCCGATGGACTACGAGCGCATTCGCCGGGCGTTTCCCTTCATCGAGGCCATCGTGGCCCGCCGCGAATTCTTCGGACTCAGCGATGGCTAAAGCAAAACCCCCCAAGACCGAGACCCGCAGCCTGGCCGACGCCGGCTACCAACAGTTTGTAGTCGAGGAGCTGCACCGCAGCGAGCTCAAGGGCGCGGAATACAACCCGCGCATCATCACGGACCAGGAGAAGTCCAAGCTGAAGAAGGCGCTGGCCCGCCACGGGCTGGTGGCGCCCATCACCTGGAACCGCCGCACCGGCAACATCGTGGGCGGCCACCAGCGCATCGGCATCATGGACAGCCTGATGCGCACCGACGACTACACCCTGTCGGTGGCGGTCATCGACGTGGAGCCGACCCGCGAGAAGGAGCTGAACGTCCTGCTCAACAACACGGCCGCCCAGGGCTCGTGGGACATGGACGCGCTGAAGAATCTGTTTGGCGACGAGAAGGTGACGCTGGAGGGCTCGGGCTTCGACATCGGCGACATGTACGACATGTTCGGCGACACGGCCATCAACGAGCGGGCCGCCGACCTGGAGGAGTTCGCCACCAAGCTGGCGGCCTTGTCGGACAGCTACGACAAGGTGAGCGAGCACAACGCCGCCAAGCTCGACGGCGAGTTCTACTGCGTGCTGGTGTTCCCGAGCAGGGCCAAGATGCTGCGACTGTTCAAGCACCTGGGGGTGCGCGACAGCCGGTATCAGAACGGGGTGTTCTTCGCTGAGAAAGCCGGCCTGGACCTGGGCGGCGAAGACTAGCGGGTCAGCAGGATGCGCGGCCGCCAGAACGCCGGCTGCGGACGCCCCAGGAACGGCAGCGGCTCGCTGAACCGCTCCGGGTAACTCAGCGCCCAGCGGTAGCCGTCCTCGCCGTCACTGAAGCATCCCACGATCTCCACCTGACCCAGGATCACGCCACGCGGCAGGTGCGCGTACTCGGGGTCGTCCAGCGTTTTGGCCGCATAGAGGTACACCAGCCCACGCACATTGCAGGGCTGGCTGCGGTACTCAAAGCGCTTGGCCCCAGCCAGGATGTTCTCCAGGTGGGGCTGTCTGATGCTCAGGGCCAGGTTGGTGTGGATCATGGGATGAGCCAGCAAAGGTACCCATAGGATAGCCAAGGTGCTACCGGCTGGCAACTGTTGGGGTTTCCAGGCTACCCCAAGGGGCTCGGCAGCACGGGTGTTCATGGGGTAGCATGGCCAACAGTTTGTTGACGCTATAAACAGCCATGACCACCCCTGCCAAGCCCAAGCATCCGGGCGGCCGCCCGCCCTTCGAGCCCACGGACCAGCACCGCAATATCGTGCGCATGCTGGCCGGATTCGGCATCCCGGTGGACGGTATCGCGCAGCAGATCAAGGGCAAGGACGGCAAGCACATCAGCGACGAGACCCTGCGCAAGTATTTTTCTGAGGAGCTGGCCAGCGGCGTGCACGAGGCCAACGCCAAGGTGGCCGGCTCACTGTTCAAGGCCGCCACCCAGGACAACCAAGTCGGCGCCATGATCTTCTGGCTGAAGACCCGCGCCCGCTGGCGCGAGACCCCGCAGGAGGTGGCCTTCACCGATCCTGACGGCAACCCGGTCAAGCCGCCCACCCTGGCGGACTTCTACACCCTGATGGCCAACAAACCCCAGGGCGAGTGAACCTCACGGTCATTCCCCACATCCGGGACGTGCTGCTGCGGCCGGCTCGGTACAAGGTGCTGCACGGCGGACGCGGATCGGCCAAGTCGTGGGGGGTCGCCGAGACCTTGGTGCACTTCGCCGCCCGCATGAGTGTGCGGGTGCTGTGTGCCCGTGAACTGCAAACCAGCATCGCCGACTCGGTGCATCGACTGTTGCAGGACCAGATTTACCGCGCCGGCCTGCTGCCGTTCTTCAACATCACGGGCGCGGCCATCACCTGCCCGTCCACGGGATCGCTGTTCATCTTCAAGGGCCTGCGCCACAACAGCGCCGAGATCAAGTCGATGGAAGGCATCGACATCTGCTGGGTCGAGGAGGCGCAACGGGTGAGCGAGGCCTCCTGGGAAGTCCTGATACCGACGATCCGCAAGGAGGGCGCGGAAATCTGGGTGACCTTCAACCCGGACAGCGTGGACGACCCGACCTACAAGCGCTTTGTGGCCGAGAGCCCGCCGTCGTCCATCGTGCAGCAGGTCAACTACGACCAGAACCCGCACTTTCCCGACACCCTGCGCATGGAGATGGAATATCTCAAGCGGGTGGACTTTGAGGCTTACGAGCATGTGTGGCTCGGCAAGCCCAAGGCGAAGACCAAGGCCCAGGTGCTGTCGGGCAAGTGGCGCGTGGACCGCTTTGAGGCGCCGGCCAACGTGTCGCGCTTTTTCTACGGCGCGGATTGGGGCTTCGCGCAAGACCCGACCACGCTGATCCGCTGCTTCATCCAGGACCGCAAGTTGTTCATCGACCACGAGGCCTACGGCATCGGCGTGGAGCTGGACGAGCTGCCGGCACTGTTCGACAGCGTGCCAGGGTCGCGGCAGAACCTCATCAAGGCGGACAACAGCCGCCCCGAGACCATCAACCACGTCGCCAAGCGGCGCTTCAACGTGGTGGGCGCGGCCAAATGGCCGGGCAGCGTCGAGGACGGCGTGACCTACCTGCGCAGCTTCGAGGAGATCGTCATCCACGAGCGCTGCACGCACACCATCGAGGAGGCCCGGCTCTACAGCTACAAGACCGACAAGCAGACCGACGAGGTGCTGCCCATCATCGAGGACCGCCACAACCACTGCTGGGACGCCGTGCGCTACAGCCTGGACGGTCTGATCCAGCAGGGCACGACCGGGCTGCTGGACTACTACGCGCAGCAGGTGGAAGACAAGAAAAAGGCCGAGGCCGAGGCCGCCGAGAAGGTCTCCAAGTTCTTTGCCCTGAACCGCTGACGTAGACGCTACCCGACAACTGCCTCCACAATGGCGACCCAGGAGATAGTCAAATGGCACGAGAAGGCACCGCTACGCCCGTCGATCCGGGCCTGATCGCCCGGCTGGTGCAGGGCGTCCGGTACACGCTCACCGGGGTCAAGCCGGACAACTGGTTTGGCCCTGGGCAGCCGCTGGCGCCCGTGGCCCAGGAGCAGGCGCTCGGCCGCCAGTTCGACTACTCCACGGGCGTCAACCTGCGGCAGAGCCCGCGTGCAACCGAATCCGTCAGCTTCGAGCACATGCGCGGGCTGGCCGACGGCTACGACTTCCTGCGCCTGGTGATCGAGACCCGCAAGGACCAGATGTGCTCGATGCGCTGGACGGTGCGGCCCAAGGACGAGAAGGCCGAGCCCGACGAGCGCTGCCGCAAGATCGAGGCTTTCCTGACCATGCCGGATCAGGAGCACGACTGGCCGACGTGGCTGCGCATGTTGCTGGAGGACATGCTGGTCCTGGACGCGGCCACCATCTACCCGCGCAAAACGCGGGGGCCCTACAGCTTCGAGCTGGTGGACGGCGCCACCATCAAGCGCGTGATCGACGAGACCGGCCGCACGCCGCTGCCGCCCGATCCGGCGTATCAGCAAGTGCTCAAGGGCTTG